GAGGACTTTTGAATAATAATTCCATATTAGGATTCATAATAGCACCAGTTTGACGAGTAAGAAGACCACCTGATCCTCCTACTGCTGCTTGGGAAAGTGCAATGGATAATCCACCTGCTACTTCATTCTGTCTCTTTGTAAGTTGTGCTCCTATTTTACCTACTTCTCCAGCAGCATCTTGTCCTGTTAAGAACTTTAATGCAACATTAGCAGCAGCGGCTTCAACTGGATTCAGTCTACTTTCACCCCAGTCTACTGTTTGATCATCTCTAATTCCGCCGGGAATAGGTAAGAAGACAGTTCCGATAGGTTTTCTATCTTTTAAATCCTCACCTATACCACGATTCTCTTCAAAAGATGCAAAGGAACCTGTAGCTTGTTTGAGTTTATTAGGGACATATTTTAGAACATCAAATTGAATCATATCTTGATCCGTTTCTGCAAGGTCGGCGGGATATTTATGTCTTCCAAAATTACTGTCTCGTGTTCCGCTTCTTGCATCAATTTTTCCATTGATGGCTTCATTCATTACTCCTGTGAATTCTGTTCGATTTGCCATTCCTTCTGCATTAGATCCTGTTAAGGTTTCCGAATTTATTTGTGCTGTTGCTGGATCTATTCCATCGTTTATTTGGGATTGAACGACTGTACTTTGTGCTTGTTGAGTAACCGTTTGTAGATTAGTGGGATCACTAAAAAGTTCTTTTTGTTCGTCAGTAGCACCACCTAGTGAATCATTAAAAGTAACTTGCCCTGTTCTAGGGTTGTAGGTACCAATATCTTTATCTAAAATTATTCCTGGTTGATGTTGCCAGATGCGAACATTTCCTGTTTTTTTATCTACTTGTGTCCAGTATTGATCCTTACCCGATCCTGGCAGAGTAAAATATCCTGTATTGTCTCCAAAGTCAGGATCTTTATAACTATTTCCTCCATCAACTTTTACTTTGTCAGACATTTATAATTTGTTTATTTAATTATTTAGCAGGAACTTTCCATATTGTAGTGAGAGTAACTCATCTAACTCCTGATTCTCTACTATGTATAGTTGTCCGGCGAGTTCATCCCATGTATAATTCCTATATTTTTGCCAATGAAAGTTTAATCCTCTGAATCCCCATGGAAATAATTCCATACATGCAATCAATGGATGTTGATCATAGGTCTCATTAGGAGTTTTGGCATTATATACAAAGGTATAAAAATTTCCTGGTTCGGGTATGGGAGTAACAGTTTGATTGAATACATCCATAATAATCAGCATTATTTCTTCTGGATCAGTTGTATTTGCTTCTTCAACTAATCGTTTAAGTTCTTCTACCCGTGCAGTAGGAGATTTTTTTAGTTCCCCTTCAAAACCAAAGGTCTCCGATTGTTCCCTCTGTCTTTGGAGTTCTCTTTCTCTTCTTTGTTGGAGGGTTTTTCTTGGCATTATTGTATACCTAGTTCTCTTTCAGTAATGATTTTAAATTCTACTCTATGATCTTTGCACCATTCAGATGCAGCTGCCCACTTTGCTTGATTGACTGCATAGGTTTTACATTCATAGAGATATGATTGAGTTACTTTTTTACGTGGTTTTGGTGGACGGGTTTGTTTTCTGGGTTTAACCTCAATCACATAGGTTTTAAGATCCCCTGAGTTCTCTTTAACCTTTATAATAAAATCTGGATAGTAACGACGGGTCTTACCATCAGGAGCACGGTATGGGATAAAGAACTCTTCACTTCCCCACTCTACAATACTCTCATTGATGTCACAGTAATTACAGAACTTTCTTTCCCAAGAACTACGACAGATAATAGTGTTTGGATTACCCTTATATTTCTTAGGTTTAGTGGGTTTAAATAAACTTTTTTTACTTTCGGCCATACATAATATATAAGGTATAAAATATTTATAAATGCCTACACCAAAAACTATATCTGAAATTAAATCTAATTTACTTCGACCTGCTTTAACTTCTCATTATGAAGTTACAGTTAGTCCACCTCCGGGTACGGTGATGGACTGGTGGAAAAAGACAGGAAGACAAGGTAAGTTAAATTTACAATGTTCAGAAGCATCTCTTCCAGGATCCCAACTGGGTACAACAGAGGTTGCTAATAATTATCATGGGGTAACTGAAAGATATGTAAACCGAAGAATATTTGATGATAGAATTGATTTCACTTTTTATCTAGATGCAGGAGATTATACTGCTGTGAGATTTTTTGAGTATTGGATAAGCTATATTACTGAAGGATCAACGGGACCGGGACAAAAGGCGGGTAATTATTTTTATCGCATGAGATATCCTCGTGGAAATGGAGATGGATATATCACCCCTCAGGGATTATCGATTACAAAATTTGAAAGAGATTATAATGAAAATAAAGTTTTGCAATATGAATTCGTTAATAGTTATCCAATAGCCATTACTTCGATGCCTATATCATATGATAGTTCTGATCTCTTGAAGTGTAATGTATCTATGACTTATATTAGGTACTTAGTTAACACTACTTTTCCACCTCTTTCAGATAGTGCAACTGCACGAGTATCGTCTATAATAGATCAGGCATCTACAAATACTACAAGTATTCTTGGAGATATAATACCAGATCGAGTGGGATCCGCCTTCCCTCTTGGAGCCAATGATCTGTCAGGAACATTATCCAATGTTGGGTGATAAATAAGTATACTGAATTGTATTAGGACATTATGCCTTTACCAAAGATTGCCACGCCAACATATGAGTTGGAGTTACCTTCCACTGGCGAAACTATTAAATACAGACCTTTTTTAGTTAAGGAAGAGAAACTATTAGTTCTTGCATTGGAAAGTGAGGATACCAAACAGATCACTACTGCCATTAAAGCCGTTCTTAAATCTTGTATTCAAACAAAAGGAATTAAAGTAGAGACTTTACCTACGTTTGATATTGAATATCTTTTTCTTCATATTCGTGGTAAGTCTGTTGGAGAAACTCTTGAAGTTAATGTTATTTGTCCTGATGATGAAGAGACTCAGGTTAAAGTTAATATTAATTTAGATTCTATTGAAGTTGAAAAGAATGAAGATCATAATAAACAAATTAAACTTGATGATACTTTAATGATGGAGATGAAGTATCCGTCCTTGGATGAATTTATTAAAAATAATTTTGATTTTAAGGAAACCAATCAGATGGATCAATCATTTGCTTTAATTGGTTCTTGTATTGATAAAATTTATAATGAAGAAGAAGTATGGGCCACTGCTGATTGTACTAAGAAAGAAGTGAATGAGTTCTTAGAGCAGATGAATTCATCTCAATTTAAAGAGATTGAAACTTTCTTTGAGACTATGCCTAAGTTATCTCATACTATTAAAATAAAGAATCCGAAGACAAAAGTTGAAAGTGATGTGGTATTGGAAGGATTAGCGTCTTTTTTCGCGTAGCGATGACTCATATGAGTCTTGAGGCATATTATCGCTTAAATTTTGCCTTGATGCAGTACCATAAATATAGCTTAACAGAGATTGAAAATATGATGCCTTGGGAACGAGACATCTATGTGGCTCTTCTTCAACAACATCTTGAAGAAGAAGAAAGAAAACAAAAGCAAGCCCAATCGAAGCATGGCTGAGTCACGCCAACAATTAATACAAGGATCTTCTTTTTTTCAAAGACAAAAAGAGAAGTTAGGTAGCTTCATGGCGAAGAGGTCTACCATCACTGGTGGTGCTTTTAAGAAAGGAACAAGTCAAGAGTCATATGATAATATTGAGAAGAGAGTAGGTAATAATGAAGAAAAGATTACTTTTTTAAAAAAAATTATAAAAACAAGAAAAGATAATGTAGATAAGAAATTTGGGACTCAGAATACCTTGTTATCTACTTTACAATCCATTGCATCAAGTGTGGATTCTATTAGAGATACATTAATTCAAAGACAAGAATCTGGGGAAGAAGGGTCTGATGATAGAAGGACACGGGCAGAACAGGATGAGTTTGATAAGAGGGAAAAGGATTTAGAAAAAAAGAATAGATTTGAAGGTTTAAAAAGTGTAGGAAGTAAAGTACTTCAACCTGTAATGAGTTTGTGGGATAGGATATGGAATTTTATAAAGACATTATTTTTTGGGAAGATACTTCTTAACTTATTGAAGTGGATGGCAGATCCTGCTAATCAAAAGAAAATTAAATCTTTTGGTAGATTTATAAAGAATTTCTGGCCTGCATTGTTGACGGGTGCATTACTCTTTATGACTGGATTGGGTGGAATGATCACGAATATGACTGTGGCAATTGCATTATGGATTCCTAAAATGCTTGCTGCTATTGCAGGGTTGAAAGCGAAAGCATTGATAGGCGGTGCTGGGATGATGGGTTTTGGTAGAAAAGCTCTCTCTGCTTTTGGTGCTACGAGAAGATTTAATGAAGGTGGTGTAGTAGAAGGTCCATCTGGTGTAGATCAAGTTCCTTCAATGTTAACCGAAGGAGAATCTGTATTGCAGGTGGGGGCAAGAGAAAGAATGATGAACACCTTGGGTGTTGATCCACTTTCATTTAATGTAGGACCTAAGGCTAATAGACCTTCATTCTCTGGGGGTAAGAGTTTTTTCAATAATGGTGGGATTGCTACTAATCAACATGCACAGGTTCAATATAATCCAAAAACGAATCAGAGAGAAGTGGTAAGTGGTAATATTGATATTGACGCAGCTAACCAGATTAGTAGGAGGCTATCTTTAGAAAGGCAGGAGTCCGAGGCCATTAAATCTCATGGTTTCAATTCAGTTGAACGTAAAGAAGTACAGAAGCAAATTATGATTCTTGATGGTACTCCCGCCGAGGCTATTATTATTGAGGATGATGGACAACCTATAAGGATTAAAAGTTATAGTACCTTTGATGGTGTGACTTCAGTAGAGAGTGATAAAGATTATAAAAACAGATTATCAAGAGAGAAATTTAATCGTAATGTTGGTGGTGTTGCTGATTTTATGACATTCGGTATGTTTGATTTTGATCAACAAAATCGTAAGGGAGCACCAAAAGATTGGGGTATAAACAGGATAGCAGGGGGTATTGCTGATTATCTGACATTGGGACTCACTGATTTTGATAAGAGGGGTGCTGGTATCGCTCAGTTTAATCCTATAAGTGGCGGTAAGGATAAAGCATGGAGTACAATGAAGGAACTCCGAGAGGAAAAAGAAAAGAAAACAGATCTGACTTTATCTCAGGATCAGGAAACTAAATCATCGGAGGGTGTATCAAGGACAATAGACCGAACCAATGATACAGTGGAGGTAATAACTGCACAGCAAAGTGCCAATAATAATCTTCCACTTGATCCAGGAGGATCTGGTAATGAGATCCCTTCGTTTGATGTTGGAGTGACGAGGGATGTGTCTAAGATTAGAACCCTAGGAATAATGTTGTTGTGATATGTTGTTAGGATTATTAGGAGGAGCTGGTAAAGCATTATTAGGAGGAAGGAAGAAGAAGCAGGACGGTCCTAGGATGGCTCGCCGTGTGTTTAAGAGAGAAGGTGGTAGAGATATAGGGGAACAAGAAGCACCTCAACAACAACCACAACCTACTACTCCATTGGTTCCTACGACTTTTTCTTCTTC